AAACAAAGAAATGCTGTGTTGAATGCATTGACAGTTCCAAAAACAGAAGAATAATAAATTAAAAAACAAAAAGAGAATGTATTTAAAAGACAAGACATTAAAAAAAAGGTATTCAATCTTCCCAGTAATTCATAATGATTTATGGGAAGATTACAAAAAAGCTGAAGCACAGACATGGGTTGCTGAGGAACCAGATTTATCAAAAGATAAATTTGATGAATTAAAAGAAGAGGAAAAAATTTATTTGAAAAACATTTTAGCGTTTTTTGCTATTTCAGATGGTTTGGTTATTGAAAATTTAGCAAACAATTTTCAAAGAGAAGTTGAAATATTAGAAGCTCAATACTTTTACGGACATCAAACATTCATTGAACAAGTACACGCAAACGGTTATTCTTTATTGATTGAAACTTATATTAAAGATTTGATTGAAAGAGATGAATTATTCAATTCAATGGAATCAAATCAAGCTGTTGCTAAAAAAGCGGCTTGGGCTGAGAACTGGATTCAACACCCATCATTTCCTCATAGATTATTAGCATTTGCTTGTGTTGAAGGGATATCTTTTGCTAGTGTATTTGCTGGTGTATTCTGGTATAGAAGTAGAAACAAAATGCCAGGACTTGCTGCAATGAATGAGTTAATTCTACGTGATGAAACTTTCCATTATGAGTTTGCTTTAAAACTTTACAAAACTTATCTTAAAGATGAATACAAATTATCAAAAGACGAGATTAGAAAAATAGTTTTAGGTTGTTACGAAGTAGAAAAAGTTTTCATTGAAGAAAGTATGCCAGAAGGGTTACAAGGATTAACAAAACAAGATATGGTTAAATACGTTCAATATGTTACAGATATTGTTTTGAATGATTTTGGTTGCCAAGTAGAATTTAATGTGAGAAACCCATTAGAGTATATGTCTAGAATTGGTTTATCATCTAAAAATAATTTCTTTGAAAAAAGAGAAGGTGAATACACAAGAGTAGAGATACCAACTACTATCGATGGTATGTTTGATGAAGAATTTTAAAATAATATAAGATATGAGAATAGTAAAAAGAGATAAAACGTCACAAGCGTTTACACCAAATAAAATATTAACTAGAATCAAAACACAAGCCAAAGGTCTTAAAGTTGATTCGGATACATTATTTCAAGAAGTTATTCCGTTGATTAGTGATAATATTACAACAACTGAAATTGATGAGATAATTGCATTTAAAGCAGCTGATAAAGTTATTCAACACCCAGACTATTCATTGTTGGGTGGTAGAATTCTTTTATCCAGACAATCAAAATTAATTGGTAAAGAATTACAACCAGTTGATTTAACTTATGATTTCTTCGCTGCAACAACTTTCCTTTCAAAATATTCATTGAAAGATGACAAGAAAACGCCAACAGAATTACCATCTTGTATGTATAATCGTGTTTCTGGTTATTTACATGATGATAATGAAGCTGACCGTTTAGAATTGTTAGAAGAAGTAATGTCAAAACGTGGAAACTTTGCCACACCAACCTATACAAACGCTGGTGTTCCAGAAAGAAATGGTATGATTTCATGTAATCTAACACATTTAGAAGATGATTCATTTGAAGGTATTGAAGAAACACTTACAAAAATAGCGGCTGCATCTAAAGAAGGTTCTGGTATTGGGTTATTAATCGATAACTTACGTAGTAAAGACAGCATTGTAGAATCTTTTAAAGGTAACGCTGGTGGTGTTGTAAGATTAGCGGATATGGTTCAATCAAAAATGAGATTCTATAAACAAGGTTCTCGTTCTGGAAGTTGTGCATTGTATCTATCAGTATGGCACAGAGATATATTAGATTTCTTAGATTTAACGTTACCAATTGGTGATGAGCAATTAAGAACTAGAGATTTATTTACATCTGTTGTTATCAACGATTTATTTATGGAAAAATTACAGAATAATGAAGATTGGTATACATTCTGTCCTAATGAAATTAAAAAAGCTGGGTTAACACCACTTTATGAATTACATGGTGAAGCATTTGTTGCTGAGTATTACAAAGCTGTTGAAATGGGGTTAGGTAAGAAAGTTAGTCCTAAAACTATTTTTGATTCTATTATTAAGTCACAAGTTGAAAGTGGTAAACCTTATGTAATGTTCAAAGATAATGCTAATAAAAACAATATGCAAAGAAATATTGGAATAATTAAACAAAGTAATCTTTGTATCGAAGTATTTCAAGCATCAAGACCAAAATACACACCACAGTGTACTCTGGCTTCTGTTAACTTATCAGAACATGATACATTAGAAACTATTGCTAAGACTACAAAAGTTCTTGTAAAGGCTTTAAATAAAGTAATAGACAAAAACAAATGGTCTGACGATTGGAGTAAAGCTGCTGGTGAAGACCAAAGAGCGTTAGCTATTGGTGTTGCTGGTATGGCTGATTTCTTTGCTAAGAAAAAAATATCTTATGAATCTGAAGAAGCTAAACAATGGAACAAAGATATCTTTGAAACAATGTATAAATCTGCTGTTGAAGAATCAATGAGATTAGCTGTTGAACAAGGTAGAAATTATCCAGCGTGGGAAGGTAGTCCATATTCAGAAGGTAAAACTTATATTGAAGGTTGGTCACCACTACCAGAAGGAGAACCAATTCCAATGTTAAACAGTTTATTATTAGCACTTATGCCAACTGCTTCGTCTGCTATCTTATTAGGTGTGTTTGAATCATTTGAACCAGTTACTGCTAACTTGTTTACTAGACGTGTAGGTCAAGGTGAATTCTTGATTGTTAACAAATATCTAGTAAATGAATTATTAGATTTAGGTTTATGGGATAGAGATATGATTGACAAAGTTATTGGAAATCAAGGTAGTATTCAAAACATAGTGGAAATACCAGAAGATATCAGATATAGATACAAAGATGTTTGGGAAATATCGCAAAAAGTGTTATTGGATTTATCTATCATAAGAAATAAATATGTTGACCAATCTCAATCATTGAATGTATATCATTCAGATGCTAAATACGCTAAAATAGCATCGGCACTTATGTATGCATGGAAAGGTGGGTTAAAAACTGGTGTTTATTATACTAGAACTAAATCAAAATTGGATGCTAACAAAAAATTAGCTAGTAGCCAAGTAGCACATATTGAGAAACCAAAAGACAGTCAATTTGAATGTTTTGGGTGTTCAGCTTAAAATAAACTAAACTTTAATAAAAGAGGGGTCTAAGTGACCCCTTTTTTTATTTCCCATATTTACTTATAAAAATCTTTTAGTATTATATTTATCTAATAAATAAAGTTATGGCAGACGGAAAGTATATAAACATCAATTATCCATTCAAGGATAGTAAAAAAGGGTTTTTCTTAGATTTAACAGAAACCGACAATCAAGCTATAAAAGCTGATTTATTACATTTAATCTTAACTACAAGAGGTCAAAGACTATTCAACCCAGATTTTGGTACTAATTTAATAAAATTTATCTTTGAACCAAATGATGCATTGACAGAAGAAGGTGTAAAAGACGAAATTAGAACTGTAGTTAAAAAATTCTTACCTAAATTAAAATTAGATGATATAATAATTTCTGCTTCACCAGAAAGTGAATATGCAGCTGTCGTAACAATAAGTTACACAATAACTGACGATGTTTTTGCAACATCTGATATAATAGTAGTTAAAATATAAAAATATGCCAAATGTAAATTACACATCACGAGATTTCGCTAACATTAGAACCGATTTAGTTAATTATGTTAGACAATATTACCCAGATGTTTTTGCTGACTTTAATGATGCATCTGTTGGTATGATGCTTTTAGAATTAAATGCAGCTGTTGGGGATATGTTGTCATTCAATACCGACAGAATGTTTGCTGAAACTCAAATAGATTATGCACAAGAAAGAAAATCAATACTTTCTATTGCTAGAACATTAGGATTAAAAGTGCCAGGAAAAAGAGCCAGTGCAACAATCGTAGATTTAAGTGTTACGTTGCCAGTATTTGGTGATACTTTTGATGTTACCTATGCTCCAATTATAAGAGCTGGTTCTCAAGTTTCTGGTTCTGGTAAAATATTCGAATTAAATTATGATGTTGATTTTTCTAGCCCTTTTTCAATTAGTGGTATACCAAATCGTTTAATTATACCTAACTTTAATTCAAATGGTACTTTGATAAATTATACCATAACAAAAAGAGAAATGGTAACAAATGGTTACAGTAAAATATTAAAAAGAATTATAAACACTAATGATGCTATACCATTTTTAAATGTTGTATTACCAGATAATGATGTATTGATGATTGATTCTATTATAACATTGCCAGGAACAAATTACGCAACAACACCAACTTTTAGCGATTTTTTAAATATAGATAATAGATGGTTTGAAGTTGATGCTTTGGCTGAAGATAAAGTTTTCATAGAAGACAATACACGTGCTAGTGATAATTCTGGTATGAAACCAGGAAAATGGATAAGTGTGTCAAAAAGATTTATAAGAGAATATACAGATTTAGGTTTTACCAAAATTACATTTGGTGCTGGAACACAAGACATAAACAGTCTTTGTGATTTTGACACAAACCCAGCGTTGGTTAAACAAATAGGTAACTTTATCAATAATTTATCATTGGGTGTTGTTCCAACACCAAATACTACTATGTTTATAAAATATAAAGTTGGTGGTGGTTCTGATTCTAATTTAGGACCAAATGTAATTAAAGGGTTAGGTATTGTTGATATGAGCGTTAACGGTAGTGATTCAACAATAAACCAAAATGTTAAAAAGTCATTAAAAGTTAACAACGCATTTCCAGCTATAGGTGGTAAAAATGAACCTAGTGTTGAAGAAATTAGAAATATGGTTAGATATAACTTTGCATCACAAAACAGAGCTGTAACAATAAAAGATTATCAAACAAAAATTGCTCAAATACCTGGTAGATTTGGTTCTCCATTTAGAAGTGGTGTTTTTGAAGAACAAAACAAAGTCAAAATATACGTTTTAAATTTAGATGCAAATGGTCAATTAACAAACCAATCAACAACAACATTGAAAGAAAATATGGCAAATTATTTAGCTGATTATAGAATGTTGAATGATTATGTTCAAATTGCTGATGGTAGGATAGTTAACTTATCTTTAGAAATTGATTTATTCATAGATAAAAAAGTGGCACAATCTCAAGTTATGTCTCAAGTTATTAGTGAAGTTAAAAAATATTTTGATGTTAACAAGTTTGAAATGGGTGAAAATATTTACATATCACCTCTTATTGAAACAATAAATAATATTGGTGGTGTATTGAATCTTATTGATATAAGGTTTTATAATAAAGTTGGTGAAGGTAAATATAGTCTTAATGAAATATCACAATCTTATTTTGATGAAGCAACCAGACAAATAGATGTTTCAGATATGACTTTGTTTGGTGAACCAACAACAATGTTTGAAATCAAATACCCAACAAAAGATATTCTTGTTAGGGCAAGACAATAAGGTTTATTTATTCAAAAATAATGATTATTATTGTTAAAATAACAAAATTATAAAACAAAAATAAAATGGGTTGTGGTTGTAAAAAAGATGGTTTTGAAATGCCAGAAAAAACAAAGTTTTCAAAATTAACAAACAAAGAAAAAGGTAAATTATTTGTACATTATTTTTTCAAAGTGATAGGATTTTTAGTTGGTGTTTTATTATTACCAATAATAAATCTAGCTATCATATGGTTCATGTTTAACACTATAGTATTAACAAGAGATGTTAATGTTGCAAACTTATTAAACAGATATTTTAACGGTAAAAAAGATGATGAACATGATGATGATGATGATGATGATTTTGAAGATTTAACAGAAGATGATGTTATCATGATGGATGTTGAAGATATAACAGAAAAAAATTAAAAATTAATATGTCAGAAACAATAAGAATAAGAACAACACCAAATGGTTCAGATAAATATCTTAAAGTTAAAATAGAGCAAGAGTTTGATTTCATTGAAGTTCTTTCAATGAAAATAACACAAGAAGAAGCTTATAGAAATTTTTGTTCAGATTATGGTGTCGTAGTAGGTAGAGTTATAATAAATAGTGGGTTTGGTTTACCAAACGCCAAAGTTAGTATATTTTTACCTATTGATGACGAAGATAAAAATGATACAGTAATTAAAGGTTTGTATCCTTATAGTATTGTTACTGATAAAGATAGTGATGGTATTAGATATAATCTTTTACCAAAAAATAGTGAAACAAATAATGACTGTTATACACCAATTGGTACTTTTCCAAACAAAAGAGAAATATTAGACAACGAAGAATTAGAACACGTATATTGCAAATATTATAAATTTACAACCACTACAAATAGTGCTGGTGATTTTATGATATTTGGTGTACCACTAGGTACATATACAATTCATGTTGACGCTGATATTTCAGATATTGGGATTGCATCACAAAGACCTTATGACTTAATCAGTCAAGGTACACCAGCTAAATTTTTTGAAAGTCCTACAAAATATAAAGGTGATACAAATTTAGATAAATTGGTTCAAGTTAAATCTACAAATTATTCAGTAAACGTACAACCATTTTGGGGTGAACAAGAAACTTGTGAAATAGGTATTAGTAGAGCTGATATTGATATGAATTACAATATTATACCTTCTGCTATGTTTATGGGTAGCATATTTGGTGACCAAGATAAAAATAGTGTTAATAAATTATGTAGACCTAGAAAAGATTTAGGTGAACTTTGTGACCAAGTTGCTGGTGAAGGTACAATACAAATGATTCGAGAGACAATAGATGGTGGTATTGAACAATTTGATGTAGATGGTGGTCAATTAATTGATGCTGATGGTACATGGGCTTATCAAATTCCTATGAATTTAGATTATGTTGTTACCGATGAAAATGGTAACTTGATTCCTTCTGATGACCCTAACAAAGGAATACCAACTAGAGCTAGTGTTAGATTTAAAATTGGTATGGAAAATACTGGTGGTGAAGGTAGACTTAGAACAAGAGCTAAATTTTTAGTACCAAACAATCCTAAAAATTCAACTGAAATTGATTATAAATTTGACGAAACCACTAAAAAAAGTAGTTTTAGGAGTTTATATTGGAATAAAATATATACTGTTAGTAATTTTATTTCACGCTTTCAAACAAACGTGTTACCACCATGGAAAAGAGCAGCAACAGCTGTTAAAAATGTTGACAAATGTGCTGGTGATAAAAATCCATTCCCTTTTAATAGAGTAAACACAGAAATTTCAGCAATATTTTTTATTATTTGTTTAATAATTAAAATTGTTGGGTTTTTGATTTATGTTATGAATGCATTCATAATAAAAATCATAAATTTTATGATAACAATAGTTAACAAATTAATAAATTTTTGGAATTCTATTGTTGGTGCATTTTGTAGAGCTGGTGGTAATTGTTTTTCACTTCTCGGATATACAATCTGTCCTTTTGGTTTTTTAAAGGTTTTTTGTGGAATGGAAATTGACCCAATTCCTTACGTACAATGTTTATATGTTCAATGTCCAGCTGATAGTGGGACTTATTTTGCACCAGGTTGTAAACCAGATTCTAAAGGATTTGAAGCAACTAAACCAACAGAATTATCTCATTATCCTAATGATGGTGACCATGGAAATGGTTTTGGTGATTTAGTTGGTTTAGATAACTGTTTGGCTTTTGAAATGGCTAAAAGTATGGGTTTATTCCAATTTGATTTTTATAATGATTGGGTACATGGTACTTTATATGGTTTCTTATTGAAATATAAGAAAAAAAAGAAAGGTAGGGAGTTATTTTGTGAATACGATTGTAACCCAAATTTTTTCAGTCAAGGTGGTGTTGATGGAAATAAAAACGGTGTTGGTGATAATAACTGCCGAAATAATTATTTGGTTGATTTATGTTATCCATCTGGTAATAACTCACAAAAAAGTTTTCATTATGTTGGGTTACAAGAAGGTCTTATTAAAAAAATTGATTCTTATTTGGATGGTAAAAAAATAGGTGAAGAGTTCTATTATGCAGCAACAACACATACTGTATCGAACAAATTATTCGCAACTGATATTCTTTGTTTAGGTTCTGTTTTTGATTGTGATTGGCAAGGAATACCAAAAATACAATCTTTACTTATACCAACATCATATAAAATACCACCAGATATACAAGAATTATCAGATGACAAAACAACAGTTGAAACTAATGGTCAATGTGGTATAGATACTGCATTACCTGGGTTATTCTTTGAAGTAGATTGTTTAGGTGTACACTCTAATTCTACACAAGTTTTAAATATTAGACACATGTGTGAAATGGGTGTTGATTTAGATGAATTAGATTATGATTTAGCTGGTAACCCGATTCCACCAGATGGTATTTTAGGTAAAAATGATATTGACGAAAATGGTGGTAAATGGTTTAGAGATGTAATTTTTGAATTGAATAAAGATTTACCAAATAGTGTAACAACTTTTAATCATGGTGCTACATTTACAACAGATTTTAATATAAGTAATGCACCAACTTATGATTTTGCTGGAAACTCACAAAACGGTGCTGATTATATAAGATTTAGAGGTTATCCATCTGGAGCTGCATCTAGTTACTTACAACCTAAAAATTCTTATTTCTTTTATTTTGGTATTTTACCAGGGAAATCTGGTTTAGATAAATTAAATCAAAGATTTTTCACTAAATGCGTTCCAGTTAGTGAAAAAGAATTTAATATCACATCTAGTTCAATAGCGGCTTCAAATAGTGCAAATGGTTCTATTACGTTCACAGTTGTTTCTGGTACAGCACCATTTACATATACGATAAGTGGACCTGGTGGATTAAATAGTACTGGTACTTTAGTAATGGACCCAGCAACTGGACAACCAATTCCAAAAACAATAAGCGGACCACAAGGACAATATACAATTGAAGTTATAGATGCAAATGGTAACGTTGTGACTCAAACAGTTAGTATTGATGGTCCACCACCTTTTTACGGGGGTGCTGGTGTGACAAAAATGTGTACTTCAGCTTCAGCTGTTGATGGTGAAATAACAATTTCTAGTATTGGTGGTGGTTCTGGGACATGGACTTATACATTATATAAAAGCAATGGTGCTGTAAGAGGTTCTGGTGGTGTAACTTCAACCCCAATGATTATAGCTGGGTTAGAAGCTGATACTACTTCAAATGGATTACTACCACCAAATGAACATTTTGGTTATAAATTAGTTTTGAGTGATGGTACCACAAATATAACAATATATGATTTAGTTGTTGATGGTCCAACACCAGTTGTTATAACACTAGACACTTTTAAGAAAACAACATGTTGGGAAACCAAAGATGGTGAATATAAATTAAAAATAACTGGTGGTAAATCACCATATGAAGTAAATGTTACTGGTCCAGCTGGTTATCAAAACATAACTACATCAGCAATTGAGTTATATAGAGGTGCTTATCAAGCAACTGTTGTAGATGCTTATAATACTACTGCTACATTTAGTTTTAATGTTGATAGTAATAATCCTCAAATGATTTCAGCAATGGCTGCATCAGCTGATTTAGCTAGACAATGTGACCCTAACAATTATATAATTCCATTTTATGTACAAGCTGGTGCACCTATCCCAGTTGGTTCTACACCACCTTTAAATATTGGTGTACAATATAATATTAATAGAGCAAATGATAGTGCTGGTGATTTAATTTGGAATAATTTAACATCATCAACAGCTTATATAAACGGTTCTACGTATGTATATGTGACTGTTCCTGGTTCTGCTTTAAGTAATGGTAAAATGTATTTAAGATTTAAGTCAGTTGATGGATTATGTTTTAGTAATGAATTAGAAATGCTTGAATCAGCAATTAGATTACCAAACACAACATTAGGTATAAACTTTAGTGGTATTGATAACACAAAACAATGTAACCCTAATGTTGTTACGTTTAAATTTAATGTTTCACATTGGTCAGTTAATAGTTTTTATACAGAACGTGCACCATATACGTTTAAATTTAAAATAAATGGCTCTGGTCCAACTGGTACTAGTTCATTCTTTACTGAAACGATTACATCTAATCAACAAGTAATAAATGCAACTATGCCAAGTGTTTCTAGTTCGGCTGTTATAACATATACAATAACTGATAATAAAGGTTGTACTAATAGTGGTTCATTTACAATAGCAATGCCTACTGTTGCATTGAATGGAAGTATAACTAGAAGTAATACAACTGTTGGTTCAACTACTTATTGTTATTATAAGATTAATGTTAGTGGAGGATTCTCACCTTATACATCAAGCGATGGTAATTCGGTTAATACAAATATTAATGCTGGTACAGTTACTAACCCTAGCTTCTGTTCGGCTTATCCACCAGCATTACAAACAAAAACAATAACTGATAATGTAGGTTGTACAATAACATTAACAACATAATAAAATGAATACAGAGAGAACTAAACAAATATTAAACAAAGAATTGTCTGTTAAAAATGTTAACAATGACACTTATCTAAAAATTAATGTTGAAAATAGTCAAAGACTATTACCAACAAATGAAATTTATAAGATTGTTAACATTGCCGATAGATTCAATGTTGAAAGACAAAGATGTAAATCGTATCGTATTATTGGTACTATGAATACAACTATGTCCAATCCTTTGTTTAATTTGTCTGAACCATTATATTCAAACAAATATACTTGGTCTTGGTTAAATTCAACTATTGATTTTTTAGATACATCATATCCTAAAGATGGGTTAAACGATGAAACTGATTTAACCTATAATGCATCGATTAAAAATAATTTAAAAGAAAAAGATGGTTGGTTTGGTGTTTATGACCCAGACATAACAAAAGCTGGGTTATGTAATTATATTGACATGGAACCCAAAAGACAACGTTTTAGTTTTTTACCAGACAGTAAACCTTTTGGTACGTCAGCAACACCAGTTAAAAATTGGGAATTAACAATAACTTATCCAGCTTCTAGTAATAAAACACACAATATGATTAATGGTGGTATTTTGATTACTAATAGTGTTCCAGCCAACGTGTCAACTAGAAATATGACAGCTATTGGCCTTTCATGTAGACACAACTTAAATGTTGGTGATGTTGTTAGAATTGTGGGTACAACTGGGTATGACGGTGACCATGTTGTTGTAAGAACTGGATTAGATAATGGTGATTTAAAAGATTACTATTTTGTCATCGATAAACCATCAACTGGTGTGTTGTCACCTAATTCTAGAATTAAAAAAATAGTTAATAATATTGAATGTGAATATTATTTTAGAATGTTTAGAAAAATCAAAACAAAAATAGCACCAATAATAGAAAATGATGATTATGAAGCGTATAGGGTAGGTTTTAGTGAAAACTTTTTTAACGATTCAATCATTCAATTTGTTTTTAATGAAGATATTGATGTTACTGATTTAGTAGATAATTTAGGTAGACCATTGAGTCAACTTTATTTAACAATTGTTAAAACTGATAGCAATAAATTATTTTCAAAAGTAGCGGCTGGTATTGAAACACCATATGATTCTAAATTAATAAATAGTAATTTACCTAGTTTAGCTTATTTAAGAAATATACCGACAATTCATAGAATACACAACGGGACTACTGGTATTTTTCCAACACACAACGCTTTAGAAACAGACGTACTGATAAACAACATAAATAATAATAACGAATTTTATGGTGATTTAGTTGAATACAATGTTAACACATTGAACGAAACAGTTTTGGCTGATGTGGCTCATAGATTTAACACTAATAATAGAGAAACATCAAATAACATGTTAGATTATGTTACACAAGTAGGTAAACCTACATCACCACCAGTACCACCAACAACAAAAAGAATAGATTTAGGTCCTAGACATGAAGGGTATTATTACCAACCACATCATTTGATTAAAATTAGAGAATTTTCATCATATATTGAAGTGGGTGACCAATTCACTTATGGTATACCTAGTTATGCAGTTGATTTAGGTGATACTAGGATTGTTTGGCGAGATTTATTGGATATTGGTTATAATGAAAGTGATGTTAAACCTTTGGATTACCCATTTTTAAATAATTCTCATTATATGTATAATAATTATTGTTTTTCGGTTAAAAGACAAGACCCATTTGGTATTTGGGGGTTATATTATGGTAAATTCCCAGCAGACCCAACTGGTGATAGAATAACAGATAAATTCACAATTAATTCAGAAGAAGATGTTTGCTAATAAATATACAATAAATTTAAGTACAATAGAAACTGGAACAACAGCAACAACAATAACTGTCCCAGTTTTTATGGATTTCCAAAATGTTGATAATGCTGAGTTAATTCAAAGAGTTTTTGTTGAAACAGAAACCGAGTATGCTATCAACCCAATTATAGATTATGAAAAAGTTAGATTCTTACCTTTGGATTTATCTAATAATCATGTTGATAAAATAATATATGATATTTATTTGCTAGATTCAACTGGTACATATAAAGGGTTCTATGGTGATATTGGTTTTACTGATGATGACATAAAATTCAGAAAACAATCATTTAAACAAACATTTTTAAATTTAAGTTTTTATGATACTGATAACCCTTTGACTCAAAGATTGGTTACATTTATGACATTGTATTCGGAATTAAATACTTCTGATTTATTACAACCACCATTACCACCAAACACAATCCCAGGTACACCAAAACCAGCTGCACAAATACCAGTTAATTTTGTCGTAGAAAATCCATTATTAAACCCTAATGGATTTTCTGAAGGATATCACATTTATGATTATAAAAGTGGTTTAAATATTGGCGTTCCAAAGTATTTATATATGAAAGCAGCATTTAGGAATGCAAAGACTGGTAAAAGCGTTAATTTAATGGTAAAAAATACAGCACAACCTATTGATAAGTTGGTACACGAATTATATACTAGATTTATATTAGTTAGAAAAACAACTGGTTTTTATTATCAAATTGATAATTCATACAATGGAAATTCTATACCAGTTTCACCGTCTGGACCTAATAATGTGCTTTACACTTCAAATACTTGTAAAGTTACACTATATGAAATAAAAGCAACATAATGGAAGTAATAAAAAGAAAAATATTATTAGAAGACAGTATAAATAGAACTAGTAAAGACCCAAAAAATTGGGGGTCTTTGACTGCAACAACTTTTTATTTGAATATTTTGTTAACACAAAATATTGATGATATGGGTATGTTTACTGATTTGGAATATATTGAAAAAAATAATACAAAACCAGATTACACTATACTAGAAACTAAACTAAATGATTTAGGTATAAAATTTCCATTTATGACTGGGGCAACAAACCCTTATTTTACAACAGTAAACACAAGCCAAAATCTTTGGAATGTTTTAAGGTATCCAACTAAACCAAAAACCGCTTATTATAATTTTGTTGATGCAGTAATTACAGCTTTTACTGATTCTAGAATTGAAGATGTTAAATCTTACGCAGCGACAAATCAATATAGAACTGGTTTTGACGTTAACTCCGAAACATATACCAACTATGAAGGAATTACAAACATAATAGGTGTTGATAGAATAAAATCAATGGGTGAACCAAAAGTTTATGTTTTCGATACACCTAACAATGTTAATCTAGGGACCAACAGTCAAGTATATGGTTTTTTATTTAATGACTATACTGGTGTTACTAGAACAACAAATATTGATGGAGAACAAACAATAGTAAACACTACAACTATTAGATATATTGGTGAAGGTTTTAATGAAACAAACACATCATTATCAGCTTTAACAAAAGAAGAATATTTATTTGGAATAATTTCTCCACCAGAAGTTCAAAACGATGTATTTATAGATAGAGGTATTACTACCGTTATGGATATGCATTTAAGATTGTCAGAAATAAGGACGCTTAATGGGTTAGAAAATTACGGAAATGGTTATTACAAGATAAATAAACAATAATGACAGAAAAAGAAAAAGAATATAATAACAAGTGGTTACTTTCATATCATTTGTTATTACCTTTAAAGGAAATAAATAAATTAAATGACCATGAAATAAACATCATGGTCAATTTTATAAATAATAAGTTAAAAAGTTAAGATATGGCAACGGGAACATATGGAATAGTAAGACCAGCAGATATTTCACCAGATGATGTGGAAATTTTCTATCATTATACACCTTCTAGAGATAAAGTAGGTAACCCTAATTTAATAAAATTAGACGCAGCTGCCGTGTTACAAAAAATAGATAACCCTAACAAAGGACAATCAAATGTTACTGGTTTTGAGGTTTTTGGTGGTATGTATACTCTTAAATTACCAGTTGGTCAATTTAGCACAAAAGGTTTTTATACAATAATAATTAAACCAATAGAAATTAGAACAAAAATTGTCGATGTTGGTGTATTGTCTTCTTTTTCAGACATAAAAGGAATATTATTCGACATTTCATCAATACCAGCTAATTTTGCTAGTAAATTTGAAAATGATGGATTGGTTGGTTATAGAATTGAGTATCTGAACACTACCTCTTCATCAACTGATGCTAAGATTAATAATTTTTTCAGAGTAATAACATCAAATAACAGAGCTGAACCAGTTAATCAAAACTTAACAAATACAAACCAAAAAGCTATTAGATATCGTTTTAATGATAATTCTAGTTTAACTTTTTGTACTGTATCACCAGCATCTGCATCAAATGTTAAACCAAATGCGTTGCCTTTTATTGGACAACCAAATCAAGAAATTATTTTAACAAATACTTTTTTCAACCCTATTATGATTGAAGTGGAAATGGTACAACATGATGTTGAAACATTGGCATTTGCGTTGTTTGGTAATCAAACTAAAAGTCTTGAAGATGGTATTTACACTATCTACAATTTCAACAACGATATTTACAAACAATTCAATCTATATGAAATCAAAGACCAATTTACTGGTAAACCATTATTTGAGGTTAGAGAACAAAGAAATGCGATTGATTTTTCTAAAACATTTAATAACATTACAACAATCTAATAAATAAGATGGCAAAGAAAATAAAAGTAGCTGGATATTCACAAAAAACATCATATGATGGTAATATTGAATATAGAAATTTTAGTCCAGATTTAGTAGGTGTACAATTAGCCAGTAATGGTGGTACACCCTTATTTACTATGGGTAATTTTTCAATTACCACTAACTTGGACCCTAAAATTGATAAAAACTATGTTACTGGTAAATTTTCTGATTTTGTCACATTAGATAATTTGAATTTAAGTGTTTTAGAAACACAAGTTTTATTACAAAATAATATATCTACTTTTTTAAATTTAGATACTTCTAAATTAAAAAATTATGCTTTATTCGGTTCTATGACTGAATACATGAGGATAGTTTTAGAAGAAATTATTACAAAATGGCCAGCATCTTTATATGCATCTCCATTTGTTAATATTGATGGTAGTGATTATGTCGGCAATACTTATGAAGATTACACTTATGATTTAGCAACAAATGAGAGTAATTTTAAAGTTAACACAACGTTCTTAATTAATCAGTATCAAATAAATTTTTTAACTAATGGTACTATTATTGACACATTTAATGAAACAAATGATTTAAGAAATATGACCATGAATTATGGTTCATATGCTATTTTATTTAATGATTTAGAGTACGATGTTTTATCTTTTACTGGTTCTACATTTGAAATTAACGATTACATTTATTTTAAAGTTAAAGGTAATCCTTTTACTGGAGGTACTACATCAAACATTTACTACCACATAAAACCAAAAAAGGTAGTTGAAAATACATTCTTTAACAGTTTAACTGGGTTAGGTGAATATCTATTAAATAGACAATCATTACCATTATATAAAGCAACATTTGAGTATCCTACTAGAACTGACAGTGGAATGGTTTTGTATACAACAAAATCATTGACTTGGCCAGTTAGTGATGGGTACAATATTGATTTTGACACTGCGGACTATACTGAATATGCGACTCAATTATTAAAAATTGCTACAAATTACGATTTGAATGAAACAAATTTAATGAGTAGATTTTTAGTGTCAGACTCAATTTCTGCTTTTGATACAACACCAGTACATTTAGATGAAGCACATCAAGATACAACAACTGGACAAAAAGTTAATAAAACACTTAATATATATGGTAGGTCTTTTGATGATTTGAATCAATTCATTCAAGGTATTTCATTTGCACATACTGTTACTTATGATAAACAAGACAATACACCAGATAAATATTTAAAAGATTTAGCTAGAGTTTTAGGTTGGGAATTAGTTTCTACTATTGTTGGAGATAATTTACTTAACAACTATGTAAATAACGGTGAATCTACTTTTGCTGGTCAATCAGTTGGTTTAACACCAGTTGAAACTGATATTGAATTATGGAGAAGATTAATATTAAATTCACCATGGATTTGGAAATCAAAAGGTGCTAGAAAATCAATAGAGTTTTTAGTTAATTTTATGGGTATACCAAAAGGGTTAATAACATTTAATGAGTACATCTATAGAGCTAACGCTCCATTGGATGTTGATATATTTGTTAAAGTATTAGAACAAAATGGATTAGATACAGATTTAACTCTTTATCCTATTGATTCAGACGGTTACCCAACAACATTACCAGACACACCAGATATGTATTTTCAAAATAATGGTTTATGGTATAGAGAAACTGGTGGTACTGGTGCCACTATAGATATTTTAGCTGGTAATAACCCACATGCTGGTGGTTATGATGGTGGATACAAATATATCAACCAATTTAGAAAACTTATCCCTAATTTTTCAGCTGTAACAATAAGTGTTGACGAACCATTAACTAGTGAAAAAAATATATTTACAAATTACTCTCAAGGTGTTATTACTGATTATAAAGGACCAACATACGTTGATATAGTAGCTAGTGATAATACAGATATTGGAAACTGTGTTGTTTACCAATCAGAAATTATAAAAGACCCGATGCCAGAACCTATATTAACACCTTGTGGTTGTCCATGTGAAGGTGAAGATGATATTTTAAGCGTTTGTGTTGAAAAAGGTCAACCGATAACACAACCATGTAAAAATTTAGGTGGTAGTTCAGAACCATATGTAGATGAAACTACTGGTTTTTATGTTGTTACTGAGAATGTATATGACCAACAAAATGAAATAGTTAGATTAAAACAAACATCATTTATTGATAAAGAATGTTGTACAGCGTTGGGTGGTGTTTCTGAATTTATGTATTCACAATTTGATGGTGCTTTTGAGGAAAATATTAATATGGGAACTAGTGGTTATATTTGTTGTAAAACAAACCAATGTAGTTGTCATGTAGCATGTACATGGGTGTTAAAAGAATTATCCCAAGACCTTTATAGTGGTAGTGTAACTAGAGGACCTATTTTACAACCATTAGAAATACCAGTTGGTTCTGGTAGTTATTTCCTTCAATTTGCTATGTTCTATGGTACTGGAGGAAAAGCAGTTGTAACAAAAGATGGTTCAAACTGTATAGAAAATTTTACAACACGTGTAAGTGGCATTAAAGACCCTTTTACTGGTGAAATAGGAGTTGGGTGTAAATTAACTGCTACTGGTCTTGCTGATATGGCAAAAGGTGATAATAGTATATTATTAAAAATGTTTGATTATAGAAGTGGTGGCGGTTATAAGGGTAGGTCTTGTTGTACAACACCAACTGGAGACCAATTTTTTTTTAATAGAAAGTAAATAAATAAAAATAAAAATTATAAATAAAATATATGGCATATTTTTTTGACTTAGAAGATTTCGAAAGTACATGTAGAGCAATAGGTTCTGAAATAACATATTCTATAAAAAACGATAACTCAGTTAATGAAGATGATTATTGTACAAAAAATAAAAATTGTGATGGTTATAAACCATCACAACAAACTGTTATTTTAAATGATGATGGTAGTATCAGTATTTTCGTTTCTGACCCTAATAGTGGTGAAAAAACCCCAATTCAATTTGGTGGTTATTGTTGTAAAAATAGATTACCATTTATTATGCAACAAGCAAATATAGATATAGGTGTATTTGAAGGTGTTGACACAACAGCTATTTATTGGGATGCTGAAAAACAACAATGTAGATGGAAAGCAGAACCAGAATATTGTGCTTTGGATTCTTTTAAAGTCATATTAAACGCTGTTGATAATGATGGTGCAATGTTCAATGTTGACAATGATGATAGACAATGTAGTTTAACTATAGATTTTGATTATTTGTTTAAAATGGATTGTCAAAATTTAGCCAATATATTAGACCCATCTATGAATACAAATGCTGACCCTAAATTGTTGGCAGATATAAGAAACCTTCAAAACACTATAGAAGAACTTAAAGTAAATTGTTCTGAAATAACATCTCAAATCGATTCGAAATCTAAAGAATTCACAAATACTAATTATTCAATAATAGCTTGTGGTTCAAATGATTTATATTGTATTCAAGAACAAAATGACGGTTTAACACAATGGCAAAATATTTTAGGACCATCTAGATATAAAAGATTTTTAGATGGTGACCCAAATTCTTATGACTGTAATGATTGGTATAACATAAACAATCTTAATAATGGTTTACTTAATTCTAATAAACCACCTATTATAGTTCTATGTGAAACACCTTTTGGTTATAAAAGTGAAATAAAAAGAGAAATTGATAATGCGATTCTAGTAGGTAAAAAGTGTCAAACTAGAATTGATGATTTAGAAGTTGAATTAAATCAATTATTATTAAAATTAGATATACCGAGTACTTGTTCAACACCAATTGAAGCATTGGAAACATTAGATGTTTCAATGACATTGGAAGTTGTTGAATCTGACGGTTCTTTAACTAGTGTTTTTGAATCTGTGCTATTCCCAACAATTGGAACTGGAAATTTATATACATATCTTAAAGACCATCCTTATGATAGTGGTTTTTATTTATGTGGTGAACCACAAGCTGATGAATTATGGACTAGTGGATGTACAGTACTTAGATACAATGACGAATTAACTGGACCAACAGTACCATTTAGTTTTGATTGTGGTGATAGGGAATTATTTGGGTTACCAGCTGATTTTCATTGCAATGTTACTTCATGTAGAATAGTAAAAGATGCATTCTTAAAAGGATTATATGGACAATCTGGATTAAGTACATCAACAGATGATAGAAACACATTTAAAGCTAGTTTATCTAAAGACATATTTGCATCAAAATGGTTAAATTTTTCAACTTTTATTGATGATACTAATATATTGGATTTAATTAAAAATAAAAAGATTAAATTATCATTAAAAATAAACAACACGTGTGCAAACGTATGTATATACATTGACAATATTAAATTACTTAGAAATTGTTTAGATGGAAATGGTAAATCAGTATTGATTAGCGAATCACCAGGATTTCAATTAGATAGAATAATTGATAACAAAAAATCATGGGTTAGAAATAGCGAAAGAGTAAATAGAACTTTTGATATTGCAAACAATCAAGGTGGTAATATTATTAGAAGAACTGATTATGATGTAAACGATGAAAGATTGGTTATAAACACCAAAGAAATTGATTTGGATATAAACATAGCTAGTGCTATTGAAAATGACGTACAATGCTATATAAATGATAACTTAGACCTTTTAGATTCAGTACCTTCAATTGAATGTGGATGTGAAGCAGAATGTTATAAAGATGTGTTTAAAATTATAACACATGCTGAAGCAGTTGCTATTTCACCATTAATGCCAATAGACCCACAAGATTATGCTACTTCCATTAGAGCAATGAGAGATGCATGGCTAAAAGCCATGAATGAACTTATGTTAGCAACAGCTCCATATATGGATATAATAAATGGTGTTTATCACCCTAATCCATCTGAAGATGTAATGTCAATGTATTTACAGACTCAAGCAGCCTATCGTAAAGCTATGCGTGAATTGAATTTGGCATCTGGTGGTGGTTATATTGAAGGATTAATTGAAAAACCTAATTTAGTAGATGATGGTGAAACATTAGTACCAATGGTATTTAACACCAAATGTGGTAGAATTCTTAAATTCCCTAATACTATGTTCTTTGGTGAGGAAGCTTATGGTAATTTCTATATTGTTGAAACGCCAGATAAACAAGTTAAACTATACACAACAAACTCAGATGTTGCACCAACAAATACAACATGGATTGATTTAAGTAACATAATAGAAGAAGATTACCCATCAGATTGGTATCTTACTGGTAGCGGTGGTGTTTATACACCAGAGAAAAAAGAATTTTTCTGTAAATTTTTGGCTTCTACGAATAATTATTTGGCTAATCATCAAATAGCTAGATTCCATTATAAAACTAATAACAACACACATGTTAATGAATGGCTTAGACCAGCAAATGAAGCTTTTTATATGGGTTGGGATTCATCTAGAAATAAGTGTGTTACAAATAATTTTAAACAAGTTATACCAGAAGAATTTAGCATGTATTATCCAATTGATGATATAACATGGACAGTTAATACTTCTGGTGTTTATCAGCAATGTTATTTAGATATTATAGCTAGAAACAGCGGTTCAACAGCTTGTACATCAATAGATTGGAATTTTCCAGACCCACTTGGTGAAGACATTGCTGGTACTAGAAGAGCGTATAGAGATGCGTATTTAAAACAACAAAACGAATATTTCTTAACAAATAATACGGTTACATATTATGCAACAGTTAAAGACCCAACAACCAATAAACCAGTTGATGAGAGTGGTGGGTATATACCAGTAAAGGTCACGACAACAATAACAAAAGGTCGTGGTGGTGAAATAGTATTCCAAGAAGAATATATATTAAATGATACATCAGCATCACCAAGTTTTGCTAAACCAATACATCCATATGGTTTAACAAAACTTGTTATACCAATTGGTATTACAGACCCAACTGGTTTTTATCAAAATCCAAATGGGGATGAACAAAATTTATATGTTGCTGGTGGATATGGAACATATATTACTGGTAGTACTAACACAATGCCATACCCAGGTGCAAGTGCAAATGCTATAGACAGAAATTGGAGTTTTTATGATGATATTGATTATTATGTACATTTAGACGTTGTTAACGCTTCAACAAATGAAGTTTATCATGTTACTAACAATGATTTTAATTTAAAAGACAGAAACTTACCAATAAAATGTCCAAGTTCAGCATCAACACAAACATTTGATATAAACGGTGCTTTGAACAGTATAAACACTTATACAGACACAGTTATGGGTCAAATACAAGAAGATTTGGATTGGGCTTTAGATGCATGTGTTATAAATTGTGGTTGTGAACCTAATTGTGAAGAAGATACAAACACTTATATAACATTTGTTGACTTTATGGATGATATAGCAGCAATACCAACAGCTGAAGAAATAACTAGCGTTGGGTCTGGTTCTAGATGTGGTTGTGATTATACTAGT